AACAGCAGCAGCTTTAACCTGCTTGGTGTACGCCATAGCGCGAGCCAGAGCTTTGGTGTAGCGGGCAGACAAACTGTCATACAGGTTGTCTTCCACTGCTTCTTCAGTGATGGAGAAGCCCAGAGCGATGGTCTCGTGGTTGTAGCGAGTGGTCCAAGCTTCCTGCGCATTGTCATAAGCAATGGCAGAGCCCTCGTTCTTCACCGGAGCGGCGGAGAAGCCAGACAGCTTGGTTTCCTCTTCAAAGCTACGCTCCGAAGTCTCGGTCTCATAAATCTCTTTATGCTCTTCGCCGTAGCGGGCATACTCAAGACCGAACAAAGCGTTCAGACCGGGGAGCAACTCTTTAAGTAGTTGTGCGCGTGAAATAGCCATTTTGAGTTACTCCTTAAACGGCGGTTGCGGTGTAGTACTCATGGATACCAAAGTTCAGTTTGACCAGAACTTCAGGATATTGAGTAAACACAAGGGTTGAACTGGCCACAAATGCAGTCGCAGGGGCGGCATTCAGGTCAAACGATGTTGCACCAGCAGAAACGGCAGTAGCCACATACGAACCGGAAGCAATCATCTGACCGTTGGCTGCGATGGATGCAACGTCAGTTCCCACGGGGAGAGCAAACGGCAGGGCCGAGCAGGTCACAGTAGCAGTCGAAATGCTGGTGTACGTAGCGGTTCCCAGAGAGACTGCGGTATCCGGCACGATGCCCAACACACGAGCGACATAAGCGCTAGAGGTAGTGGCTGCGGGGATAATCAGACCATTCGAGGAATTGCCAGTGTTAACACTGCCAGCCAAGTTAGAGGCTTGCAGGTTTTGGCCAACCATTGCCGGAGCGCAGGAAGTGACGGTGGTAGAACCAGACGAAGCCACGATAGCTGCCTTGAAGACAGTATCAGGGTCATCGCAAACAATCGCAACGGCATCACCAGCCAGCGTACCGCCGGGCCAGTATTGCGAGTATTGCTTTTGCTTGGTCGTGGGGTTAGTGTAGGAACAGCCGAGGAAAATCCCGACCATACCTGCCGCACCGCCAGCAGTGGTTACAGCTTGACGCTGAACAGTACCACGGAGGACCTTAACGAAGTCACCATAATAGATGCTCGTCGATTCGCCGTAGATGATAGGAATGCTGCGAGTAGAACCCGCAAACACCTGACCACCAATCAGATTGATGGGCAGTAGGCCGTAGGGGGCCGAGACTACCGGATAAGCCATAAAGACTCCTTAAAGTTAAGAACCTGAACCAAATGTAACCTGAGATTTGCGTTCTGCGAACATAGGCATTTTCGGGTTACTTTCACGAAGATAATTGTTATCTACCGATTCAATCTGAGACTTGTTCAACTGGGCAAAATGCTTGTCCCGTTGTGCCATGAACTCAGCCGGAATACGGCATAACACCAATCCACCAATTTCGACATTGCCTTTGAAGCGGCCATCGACAACGGCGTGCACCATTAGCTCGGGGTATTCGTCCGCTTTCACGGGCTCATATCCTTCGCGGAACTTTCCAGAGATGTTAGATGGGTCGGGTTGACCCAAAAAGCTGACGCGAACCCACCTATGACTCCAGCCGGGGCGGGGGTTAGGGTTTGGAAGCGTTTCTGGAGCACGCCACATATCGGGGCGGGCCCATTCAGAGCGGGTATCCAGTTCACGGTCTAAACGATTTTGTTTAACTTCAGCCATTTTTAACCTCTTTTAAGTAAAGCAACCTGACGAGCATATTCTTCCAAAGGAACCCCAAGACGACGCGCAGTGGCGGCTTCGGATGCCTTTAACCGAATACGGTTAGGCGATGTGCTACGCGCAGCGGGTGCCACGACAGTAGCCTTAGTTGCACGGCGGGGAGTTGGTTCCTCGTCCGGTTCTTCGCTCTGAGCGTCTTCAAACTTCTCAGGAAATCTTTTGCGCATCGTTTTGTCGATGGTGCGGAAATACTCTTCAGTACCCACATAATCGGCACCATACTCCCTTTGCAACTTTCTGTCAATACCCATAGCGGTCATTGTCATTTCGTCATCTTTACCCCACCAATCTGCATTGGCGTCGGCCCATTTCTGAGCGCGAGGGGCAAGTTTCTGTTGCTGCGGTGCAGCATTTTGCACGGGAATATATTCTTTTTCCTCGACCTCAACAGGACGCATATTGCGCGTCTTGTCAATCTTCAAGGTTGCTGCGGCAATCTCAGCCTGCGCTTCGGTTAGCGCATCCACATCCCCGGCCTCATACGCATCTTTGTACTTCTTCTTGGCTGAAGTAAGTTCATTTTCTGCGCTGTGCTGGGACTGCTCAATATAGGCTTTACTGCCGGTAGATAGCTGTTGTTGAAGGCGTTTATTCTCTTCAAACACCTGCTTGGCAAATGTCTCGGCGGCTTGGCGTTCACGCAGAGCTTCTTCCTTGGCACGGCGTTCATCGTGGTATCCACGGGTGAACTTCTTAATACGTGCTTGGACTTTCTCGTCGTAGCCAGCCAACTCGTCTTCAGTGGGGTCATCAACCGGAGGCGCGGGTTTGCGGCCACGGTCTTGGGGCGGAGTATCGTCTTCAATCTCCACCTCAAACTTTTCCTCTGCCTTAGCAGCGGCCTTAGCCTCTACTTCGTCAGGAAATTCAAACTCATCATATTCAGGCATACATTACTCCTTAAGCAGCGCGGGAAATACCACGCGGGTCTTCGACTGTTGCCTCGACTGAGGTATCTGCAATGAGCCGGAACTCACGCCCGTGAATCTTCAAGCGGGTGCCTGAATTGGGTCGGCAGATGATGAAGTCACCTGTTTTGCACGACGGCCCACTAGGGAACCGGGTTTTGTCTTGGAATGCGTCGGGGCCCATCTTGACCACGAACAGCACTGGGGTCAGTACTTCTTCGTAGTGCATCACTTGGGCGGACTTAAGGATTCCCGATTCACTTTCCGCATATTCCTCCATGGCTTCTGGGACAACGCACAGTAGCTGGAAGGTTTTAGGGTCAGGCAACTGCTTGGCTTTTTCCTCAGCATCCTTATTTAGAATGCCGGACAAGTCCACAGCGGCAACATCAAATTCAGTCATCAATTTTCTCCAGTCTTTGCACGAGGTCTCTAACGATAGTTTCCGCATGAGTCAGACCCCGGATGACTCCACAGACATGCCGATACTCGGCAAAATCGTTTGCTCGGCCAGTCGCTAAAAATGTGACTTGGTCGGTACGTAACTGTTCAATTTCTTTCGCAAGGTAGCTAAGTACCCGGTCGTTGTCCATGCTTACCCTTTCTTAGGTGGTTGTTGCTGGCTACGCTGCGCCATACGCTGTGCGTTCTGCACTGCCATCTGCGCTTTACTCTTGGCGATGTCAATCCCCATACGCATGCCTTCGGTCTGTTGCTGCTTCTGGGCTTTATCTCGTGCGGCGGCTGCGGTAGCGCCCACCTGCATAGCGGCAATCTCTTTCTGGGCTGCGATGCGAGACTTCTCAATCTCAATCTGGTCGGCCTTGGCAGCAGCGTCGGCTGCTTGTTTCTGGGCTTTGAGTTGCAAGTCCTGCTGACGTAGCTGGAGTTCTTGCATCTGCATCTGGACCACTGGGTCTTGCATCTTCTGCTGAGCCTGCTGTTGCTGGCTTTCTTGTTGCGCTTGCTGTAGCAACTGCTGAGACGCTTTTGCAGCCAACATCGCAATCTGGTCGGCCAACTCAGGAGACACCTGCTTGTTCTGCTCTTCAGACGGCAAGGCCATACCCATCGCCTGCTCAACTTGTCGGCGGTACTCGAACGCAACGTGTTCATTGATGTGCGCCATAGCTGCGGCCATGATGGCTTGTGCTGCTGGGTTCTGCTGCAACATCTGCTGAATCTTGGGGTTTTGTATCGCAGACATATGCACTTGTATATGCGCTTGGTGGTTCTGCTCAATGAACGCCTTAACCGGTTTGCCCATCAGCACATTCTGGTTCTCCTGTATGGGGTCCGTCGGCACTGCATCATCGTCTACCGGCACGAGCTTCTCAGCATTCTTGATACCTAAGACCTCAATCATCTGGCGATGCAAAAGAGGCAAGTTGTAAAGCTGAGGTGCTGACTGCGCAAGCTGGAGTACCGCTTGGTACTGCACAATCTTCTGCGCCATCGTTGCTGCGTTAGGGTCACTGACCGGGATGACATCCACTGAGTCGTAGTCTTCTTTCTTCGCACGGCGGTTGGCATCAACCGGCTCGTAGTCATACTCACCCGGTGTGTAGTCGGCAATGATGACTTTGAGGAGCTTGAACTCCTGCTTCATCGAGTAGTGGATGCGGGCCTGAACAGCCGTCATCACCTTGAGCGTGCGCTCCAACAAAGCCAGAGTAGTACCAACCGGAGCGTTTGTGCTCATGTCGGACACGTTCATATCACCGCTGGATGCAAACGCCCGGCCTTCTTGGACGATGTTCTGGAATAGCGCGAACAGAACCTGACTTGGCTCCTTGTACGGCAGGGGCAGGATGTTGTCCCGGATTGAGCCACTTGGCACATCCACGTCGCGGAACTCGCCCGGCTGGATGGGTGTGTCATCACCCTTGATGCGCAGACCGCGTGACTTCAAACCACCCGGCAGGTTGCTCAGCGTACCGGCATCCACCAACTGACGGATGAGCATCGTGGCGCTGCGGGCATAGCCACCAATCAAGTGGATAAGACCGTATCCATAGAAGCCAAAGCCGGGGATGTACTGGTAGTGCACAAAGTGCTGGCGCTTCTCGTGAAGCTCATCGTCCTCGTACCAATTGCGGCGGATGGCCAGAATCTGACGGGTGGATTTCTCCAGTGTCACCACGTACGGCAACGCAATGCCCGTGGGCTCACCCTTCTTGTTCTTGTGCTCATAGCCCGGCAGGTCCAAGTCAACGTGCATCTCAAGGATACGGAACCTGTCGTCCTGCAAGGCGGTCATGCCCTGCTCCTCGGCCTTCTGCTTCTCGATGTCATCCAACTCCATCGACGGCTCACCGAGGTCCACGTCGCTGTAGAACCCAGCCTCTTGCAGCTTCAACACTTCATTCTTGGTCTTACGCATGACGTGCGTGACCCGCTCGGCAGTCTCCAAGCTACTGGCCCCATACGGCACGACGATGTCCTCAGCGGTGACAAACATCGCCATCTGACGTTCTTTGCTCGGGTCGTAGTAGACCTTCTTGAACGCAGAGCCTGCCAGCGGCAGTGACCACAACATCTTCTCGTGCTCCGGGCGGTACTCGGTCATCACCTCGGTAAGCTGGTAGTTCATGTCCTCACGGACACGGGCAGCAGACTCTTCCTTCAGCAGGTCGGTCTCACCCACAATCTGTGTCTTCACCGGCCCCATCGCTGGGAAGGTCTCCATCATTGCCTCGGACTGGAACCTCACAACCGCCTCGGTCAGCATCGGGTGGAACACACCACATGCACCTTGCCACGGCTCAGTCCGTTCTTCGTAGTTCAAGCCCAACAGCTTCAACCCATCAATGTAGGTCTTAATCCAGTCCTTGCGGTCCATGCCGTCCTTGACAAAGTCGTCCACCAAGTCGTTACCTAGAGCATCAAGCTCTCCTTGGTCCATGAAGTCGGCTAAGTTCGCATCAAAATCTTCAGAGGTTTCTTTATGGGGTTCAAGGTCAATATCTACGTCCCCCATATGGATACTCATGGACTCCGGGTCTTCGACCTCAATCTCTATATCAGGAGCGTCCATCATCTCTGACAAACCCACGGGAGCTTGGTACAAACCTTTTTCCATAATCTTTCCTTTGCGTTAGACTGAATAGAACCGCTCGTTGCGGCGTCTGAAATATTGAACTTCTTCCGGCTCGTCACTGGGCAGTCGGAGAAACCCACCTTGCCTGAACCTCATAAGTGCCAATGTCGTTGCGTCAACCAAGTCGTCATGCTGGCCGGACGGAAACTCTGCAATCTCATCGACCAACTCTTCCGCCCACCGTGTTTGTGGCACCCACACTTTGCCCGAGGCAATTATGTCTGATACTGCGTTGAGACGGGCAATTTTGTCTTGACCCTTACCCGGCGTGTATCCCTGCACAGGTATACCCATTGCCCTAAGCTCCATAATCAACGGCGCACCGGTAGCCTTCTTCTCAATCAACACCCCGTCCGGCTCGAACTCGTTGTACTCCCGCAGCACGTCCCGTTTGAGGTCAGTCCACTCGACGCGTTTGCGGTAGGTATTAAGCAAGATGATGTGCTTGTCTTGCTTGTCCTCGTCGAGGTTAAAAA